AGAAACTATACCTACTTTTTCACTCCCAGTGTAGCTCTCCACCCTTGTCAGGTGTATAAGTGAAACTGGGGGCAATGGCCCTTTGCGGGGTCCTGCACGGTTGGATGCCTTTTGGCATGCTGGTAATACCAACAAGCGTTCTAGTCTGCGATAACCACCTTCATTGGCCGATGAGGGTATAACAACGTCAAATCCATTGTGGAGGTAAGGAACCACATAGGCCAAGAGTGTTGATTGGGGTAACGGCCCAATGGCGTTGCGAGGGACATTAAAGGGGGGGAAGCAGATCCCCACAGTGAGGTGCGTTCGGTGGAGCACCTTACCGGAGTCAGCTAGGACTCCGTCTAATACAAAACTAGCGGTGTGCAGATCATTCCTCTTCTGTACCCTTGGCCGGGCAAAGAACCAATTTCTCAATAATTCTTCACCATGGCCACAATCACAACAGTAAAACGAGTTCTTAAAGTTTCGAAGGGGTTGGTTACCCTTTCCAGTGCTTGCGTTGGATCCCCGGTTCAATCAAATACTACTGCTGGCATTGCAGCAAGCCTATCAATGGGGGCTGCTGTTCTTACCTACTACTATTGCAGGCCTTGGCTGATGGCTACAAACAAAACGCTCCGAGCGGTTCTAGAGGGGAACTGCAATGAAGAGCTGAGTGAGGAGCTAACAGCACTAGTTCGACCAATCGAGCTAGGAGGGTGGACAGACGTAGAGCCGGTGCTTGCACCATCAGAGAAGCGCAGAATCAAGAAGGGATGCAGAAATGCGTACCAACGTGAGGTTGTTGCTGCTGTTAAGGCTAAGTTTGGAGTACCATCCAAGACTGAGGCAAACCGTCGAGCGATTCGTCGTTATGCGACAGAGGTTATGCGTGCTGATAACATGCGTCACACTCACCTTCAGCGCGTTCTCCCTATTGTGGTTGAGGCTGCGTTTGTTCCTGATCGATATGAGATTGAGGGAGCGAAGGTCGCTAACTGCGCTCTGGCGAAGAGTCGACAATTTGAGTACGGAGTGCTCAAGCAGTCGGCTGGGTTTGCTCAGGCCTGAGGGGGCTTGGCTGTGGTGCATGGCGTTAGGCACAAATCAAATTTGTCCCATACGCAGCTGACCATGCACCTAGACAGTCAGGCTGCCTGTCGTTCGCGCCGGATGTTCATTTTGAACGGGGTCTCCGGAGAACAGCGAACGTTGAAGATTAATGACCCCGATCTCAACACACTAAACACTGCTCTGTTAGAGCGAGTTTATTACCACAATGTGGACGGCGAGTACAAGTTAGTTGAAGACCCTGATGAAAAGGAGGTCAACGATAAGCTTCGTAATTTCCGGCGATCACTTGTATCATGGTTGGGTAGTTCCTCCCCCGTTTCCCCTGAGCAATTTGCTGAGATGTACACGGGACGTAAACGAACCATCTATGACCAAGCCGTAGTAGACTTCACCACCCATGGTGTTCGCAGACGCGACGCATACAGTGATAGTTTTGTTAAGTGCGAAAAAGTTCCTTCCAATAAGGCACCACGTTGTATTCAGCCCAGAAGGCCTGTGTATAATGTAGCAGTTGGGCGGTACCTAAAACCCGTAGAGCATAAGATTTACAAGGGCATCCAAAAGGTCTTCGGATCTGAGACGCCAGTTGTCTTAAAAGGATTTAACGCTGTAGAGACAGCGGACATTCTTAAGCGCAAGTTTGAGAGATTTGAGCACACCGTGTGCTTGGGCCTTGATGCTAGTCGTTTTGATCAACATGTAAGTCAGCAAATGCTCCGCTGGGAACACTCCATCTACAATTCAATGTTCGAATCGAATGAACTAAGGAAACTGCTCAAATGGCAGATAGACAATGTTGGATTTGGTAGATGTGATGATGGATGGTTGGAGTACAAGGTTGCAGGAAAGCGTTTCTCTGGAGACATGAATACTGCCCTAGGAAACTGCCTCATCATGTGTGCAATGGTACATGCCTATGCAAAGGAGAAGGGAGTGGAAATTGAACTGGCGAACAACGGGGATGATTGTGTGGTCTTTATGGAGGCTGACCAACTGACCAAGTTTTCCCGTGGATTGGATGAGTGGTTTGAGACACTCGGATTCGTAATGACGAGGGAAGAACCTGTGTATGACCTACATGAGGTTGAGTTTTGTCAATGCAAACCCGTTTATGGCTCCCACGGTCTCGTGATGTGCAGAAACTTTGAGAAAGCACGAGAGAAAGATTCAATTTGCCTGTTTGATATTTCGAACCCAGCAGCAATGGCCAAGTGGATTGGCGCTGTTGGGGAGTGTGGATTGGCACTCGCATCAGGGGTACCGGTCTTTCAAGAGATGTATAATTCTTTTGTTAGACACGGGAAACCTAGCAAACTCACAAAGTCTGTGGGTTGGCAATGCGGGATGACCATGATGGCCAAAGGCCTCCACGCTCGCTACGAGCCGGTCGGAGAGGATGCAAGATATTCTTTCTACGTAGCTTTCGGAATCACCCCTGATGAGCAGGTAGCACTCGAGGAGTATTACCGCAGCTGGGTACCGGCACCCGGCTGTTTGTACGACGTTGACCTTGTTGACGTTGATACAGCTCCCTTCTAGTCAGTTAAATGACAAATACTTGTGGTAATTATTTGTAAGATGAAATTAAACAAAAATCAGAAAAGCTTAGACAATGAGCGTAAATTGAAGCGGCGAGCACGACGCAGTAATGGTGGGAACCGTAACCAGGGGGGTACGGCACTATTACGTCCAATGCAGCTGTCCAACCCGTTAGTGTATACCGGTTGTGGGCCTGCAACTCCTGGTCGTGCTAAATTGAAATCCGTGATCGAAATTTTCAATGACAGTAAGGTGTTGTATGCAAGTTATGGGCAGTTTGATATTTGGTTTGGTCAGGCACGTAATGTGCTCAGCCCATTCAAATATTGGCGGATCACAGACCTTCAGGTTGAGGCCCTCGTAAATGGTGGTGCTGCATCACCTTATAGCGTTGCCTTCAATGTATCCAATTCCACTGATGGCGACTCATCATTCGGTGCTGTTATGAATGATGACTACTCTGGATTGTGTACAGCAATGTCACGACCAGTGCTACACCCACCACGCCACTATTGGCGTGAATCACAGATGCCTTGGTACCAAGCTAAGGACCAAACCGGTGGTGTTCCACCCAACGGTGAGGTCATTGCTGGTGCCATCAGCGCTTGGGGCACTGGTGGTGCATTATCCACAACCGTTATAGGTTGGTTGGTTATCGATATTGAGATCGAGTACCACACGCTGGAGTAATTGGATATTGGAGACAGAAAGCAATCATTGGCTATTCATGGCTCACATTGAGCACATGGCACACCCTCTTCTCATCTCTAGGGACCGCAGACCCTATGTACAAAGCTGCGTAATATGATGAAAGGTGGACTACAGGAACGAAACTGTAATAGCAAACCCCTGGGCAATATAAAATAATATAAAAATTTTTCTAAGTTAAAACAACACAATAGTGAGGTTGAGTCTAGAGTCGAAGTGGTCTAACCAGCCCTAGTAGAACTAAAACTTTGAGTGTATGTTTGCGTGTTTATGCATGTAATGTTGTATGTTTTCGCGATATCAGTGACGATGATATTGTGTTGGGACTCCACCGAGTGGAGACAGTCAGGTGCCATCTTGCGAAAGATGGGGGCTCACCGTGGACTTGTCAGCT